TCGGCTCGCTTCCGCCCGGCGTGGTTGATTGTCGCTGACGTTGAAACTTTCGTTTTTCGTGAACTTTGACGATTTCCATTGTTGAATTATAGAGTATTCGTGATTGTTGCCGGTAGATTGAGAGTGCTGTTCTCCTAATTCGTGCTTGATAAGTCTTCTCGCCAACTGCAAGAGGCTGCATAGCATATCTCCCTCGGCAGTAATATTTGGCTTAGTCAGTGTAGCATATCATTCATTGTCAAATTAAAGATACATCGAGGGAGAACGCCGCTACCCGGCTTCTCTCGCTCTCCATTTTGTTGTCTCCGATGTCGCTGCCGACCGCTCGATGCTTGAACGGCAATAGCGGCGCTCTTGGCTTCAACCTCCGCTCCACATTTAGGTGCTGTGCCCTTTTGGAAATAGACAGCGTCAATCTTGCAGCGACTTCGAGTGTGGCTCCACTTCCGGCTGAGGCTACAACCTCTTTGTTGCTGATTGCCTTTATCGGCTACCTTTTTTGCTATGATTTTTCGGCAAGCCGGCATTTTGTAGATGAAGAACATTGGTTAACCGCAATCGCACCATTCATTTTAACTGTGCAAAGTTAGGACGATGTTCAGGCTGCAAGGGCAAGTTTGCACTCCGTGTTCCTCAGATTTTTAGCAAGCGAAAAATGCGGCAATCACCCTTGCGGCTCGACTTCACTGCTTCGTCCACTTGATTGCACGTAAAATAAACGGCGCTAATGCGCCAATGTTCAATCATCAAAAAATTAAAAATCATGACAAAGAAAGTTTCTAAGAAAGCCGAAAAGGCTGCTCAACAAGTCGAGAACGTAGTTATCCCACAGCCTACAGTTACTCCACATCTCATCGTCGCTCAACGCAAGTTTGACCGCTGGTACGTCTATTTCCAGGGCGTCGCACCTAAAGACAATGTGGGCTGCGGTTGCAAGACAGCCAAGAGTGCTCTCCGCTATATGCACTTGCTCAAACATCGCTACGGCGCGGTCATCAGCCAAAACATCTACGACAAACTCAAATTGGAAGCGAGCAAAGAGGCGTAAGCCTCTTTGTCTTTCTCCCTCGATGTATAACTCTTTAATTTCACACGACAATGAAAGAATATACTTGCTACACAAGACAAGGCAAATGGAAATTGACTGCCGACAGCGATATGGACGCTATGCGAACCGCCCTTTACTACTGTTGGCGTGATAACGAAGACTTTATCCGCATCGAATTCCGCAAGGGTGCGGAGAACTATACGCTCTCAATCTTTCACATCGACAACAACTCTCACGAATGTTTCACTCTATAATTCTTTTAACAATGAAAATCGACTACAACAAGTTCACTGAACAAGAACTCAGAGTTATTTTGAACGCAGCTCGCACTATCAACTACGGTTTCGGGCTTCAGTTCCCGAGCCACAAAGAACAACTGGCTCTACTGCTTGAAGACGAGCACTTCCGTGCAATAAATCAGATTGTGCATCAATCGTACAACGCCATTCGTGCAAAGTACATCGCCAGAGGCATCGACCCTGATGCGCCGGACTTCGTTCCTGACAGTTTGGAAGAATAAATTCTCCAAACATTCCGCATCTCACGGCGGCAGCCCTCTCCGGGTTGCCGCTTTTCGTGTCTTTTGCGTTGGCGATTTGCACGCTTACCTTTGCCGTATGATTAAGATACAGAATTTTCGGACTATGATGTTGTCGTGTCATATCGGGACGATTTCGATACTGACCGACAAGGAGTATATCGACGTTGATATTTCAACGACGGAAACAGGTAAGTTGTTGTCGGAGCGTTATTACGCCACCGACGGCAGAGTGTTGCTATACGACTTGCGTTCGCTCGTCGAGCAGGCGATGCGTCCGAGTGGTATTGTGGTGATGAGCGTGTGGTTTGAGGTGTACGTGGATATTCCCGACGAGCACAGCGACGACTACGACCGTGGCGGATTCAAGTGCATCTATTGCGACCGCGACATTGACATCTACGATTTCGAGCCGCTGCTTCGGTCGCACTTCCTCACGTCGGCAGCATCGCGTCGCGTGGCTCCCGACTCGTTCGTGTTCCTGCCGTTCTTCGCCTACTATGGAGAACTCGTCAACTACGAAATCTTCTGCGATTTCGTCAGTGGCGGAGAGCCGGGGCATTGTTCGTTCAAAGGCCCTTTGCAGCAGACTTCGGCAACGAGCAACGAAGTGTGGACACACACTATCTTTTGTGCCGAAGTGAAACGACAAGCCGAGGACATGGTAGGTGCGGAATTAGAACTCACGGCGTTCACGATCCGCGTGGGCGACCGTGCCGCCTCGTTCTTCATCGACAAGTCGCTTGCCGGAACTCGTCCGTTCTACTTCCGCAACTGCTTCAACGTGAGCGACAGTCTTTTTGTGCCGGCTGTTACCACAGCCAAGACCAAGGTTGACCGCTCGTTGGCAGTCCTCGGCAGTGTGTCGCAGTTCTACGATGCCACTTGTGAGCAGACCTACGAGGTGCAGTCGGCAGGATTGACCGCCGACGAGTGTTCGCTCGCCGAGCAGATGTTATGCTCCGACGATGTGCGAACCCAATACGAGAGTGCACCTGACGACGGCGACTTCGACGCACTCCGCCCGGTGCTTATCACCGACTCCACAAGTGAGATTGCCGATGACCCGGAGAAGCCTAACACGGTGAAATTTGCTTGGCGATATACGGAGAACCGCATCGCACAGCGCAATCCGTTAGGCGTTGGCATATTCACAGAACCTTACGATTATACATTCAGATAATGGCACGCTCAATACATATTACCACCGCTCGCACTATGCTTAACAGCGGCGACCCGGTGGATATTTCCGTTTGGAAAGCCAACGGCGAAATACTTCACCTGCATAATTGCATCTCGCTCCGCTACGATTTCTATGCCGGTACTCGCAATATAAAATTGCTCACTTCGGGGCAAATCCGCAAAATCAGAGATTGTTGCATCTTCGCCGTTAACGACTGTGAAGTATTCCTTTAACGCTTATTTCATTCGCTATGGATAATTTGAATTTTAACTCGGTCGAAACGCTACCGAACCTGTCGGCTCGGGCGGCGTTTCAAGTGAACTCGTCAGCGGTCTTCAAAGAAGACGTTGACATCGTACCTGTCATCATTGACGACACGCTCTCTTATATGCCGTGGGGAGGCGACAACAATATGCCTTTCGACATATTGAAGCTCATCGAGGACGATGAGACGCTCTCCACGTGCCAAATGTTCAATGCTGAAGTCTGTTTCGGCAGCGGTCTGCACTACGACACTTGTCTTGCTACTGCCGCCGTCAAGAGCGAAGTCGAGGACTTCTTTCTTGACAATGACATCGCCTCGTATTACCTCGGCGTTTGTCAAGACTTCAAGTATTTTGGCTTTGCCGTGAGTGTGATTATCCTTTCTCGCGATGGCACGAAAATCGTGCGTCTGCTCCGCAAAGAGGCTTGTTATTGCCGCTTCGCTCCTGCCGGAAAGGACGGCAGAATAACTCGCCTTTTTTACGCCAATTGGAGAAAGTGCATCGCCTCACGGAGCGACATTGAGGTGATTGAGATACTTGATACAGCTGCTCCATGGCGAGACCTGCAAGACAGGCTCGCCAAGAACACGACCTGCCGCAAGTTTGCTGTGGTGTCGAGAATACCGACCCCTGACAGCACTTATTATCCCATTCCTTATTACGCTTCTCTGTTCAAAGGGAAATGGTATAATATCAAGCAACTCATCGGACTTGCCAAGGAGTCGAAACTCCGCAACTCCGCACCTATCAAGTATCAAATCGAGATTTCCCAAAAGTATTGGGAATCGATTTTCCGCAGTGAGGGCATAACCGACCGCCGCAAGCAGCAGGAACGCATCGTGCAGGAGAAGCAGAGCATTCTCGACTTCCTCACCGGGGCGGAGAACAGCGGCAAAGCCTGGTTCTCCACATTCTACATAACGCCCGACGGCAAGGAACAGCACGATGTAGTCATCAACAAGATTGATGACTCAAAGGAGGGTGGCGACTGGAGCACCGACATTCAGGAGGCCGTAAATATGTTCTGCTTTACTATGCGCGTGCATAGTAATCTTGTCGGCAGTGTGCCCGGCAAGTCGCAGTCCAACAATTCCGGCTCCGACAAACGAGAACTCTATACTATAGCACAGGCACTCCAAAAGCCGTATCACGATTTGCTTTTCACCGTTCATCGAATTATCATTCGCTTCAATGGGT